CGGTGACCGCGGCAAGGAAGACCGTTGACGCGGGAACTGATCCATCCGAGGTGGATGGGTTGATTTTGAAGGCACTTCAACAGCAGGCCGAGCGCCTGGAGAAAGGTTCGGAATGATTGATCTAATTCACGGCAGCGGTGAAGACAAGGCACGCAAGAGCGGCGGTAGCGGGCCATGCCCCGAAGGCACCTTTACCGCCACGATCAGCAAGGCCGAAGGCCGCGAAAGCCCATTCGAAAACATGAAGACCCCCGACAACCCACGCGGGGTGGTGGTCACGCTGTGGTTCGACATCGAAACCGGCGGCCAGCGGTACAAGGTGTTTGAGGACATCGCGGTGACGCGCATCATGCGCTTGAACGAATTGCTGGACGCGTGCGCGCTTCCGCACATCGACACCGCCACCAAGCGGTTCGAAGAGTCAAACCTTGAGGGGCGCGAAATCCTGCTGCGCGTGTACCACTCGCAGAACGGGCGCGCCAAGGCGGGCGATTACATCCGCCCCACCCAGCAGCGCAGCACGGCTGCGGCGGCCAAGCCATCGCGCAAGGCTGTGCAGCCAGGCGCGGATGGGATTCCCTTCTAACGAACCCCCGGAAAGGCCGGGGCGGTTGAGTTATCGCCGCCCCGGCTAATGGGGAACACTTCTCAACATCTGTAGCGGATTCTATCCGCGGCAAGGATGCCGATGGTTACGGTGGAACTTACCGACGCGGAAATCGAACTATGCGAGCGCGTGGCCAAAGCGCGCATGGAATCTAGTGCCGAGGATGGGTTGAACCATGCCTGCCTCATGGATCGCATTTTCATTGAGCGCGAGCAACACGAGTTTGGTGGCGCAGCCGGTGAGGTGGCGGTTGCGAAGTGGCTTGGGATTGGCGGCTACCAGCCATCCGTTCGGTATGTGAAGGGCGCGCCGGATGTAGAGCCCGACATTGAGGTGCGTTCCACCGGCTGGATGAACGGGCAACTGGTGGTGCGTCCACGCGATCACGGAGATAGGCGCTATGTGCTGGCTATCACAAGCCTTGCCAAGAGCTACGGCCAGGTGAGGCTTGCCGGGTGGATGTGGGGCCACGAGGCGCGCCGCGATGAGTTTCTACAAACCTACTACAACCGCCCCGAGCATTGGGTACCGCGTGACGCGTTGAACCCGATGCACACCATGCAGAGGGAATCAAATGGAACCGTATGACGCGCTGTTGCGCGATTTGCAGCGTGTATGCAACAAACCGCACGGGCTGATTGCCCGCGCCATCGCGGCGATTGCGACCCTGCGCGAGCAAGCGAAAACATGGGAAGAGCGCGCCGATTACCTGCGCGAGCGGTGCGAGGATTTCAGGAAGCGGAACGATTACCTAGAGCGCGTGCGAACCGAGCGGAACGATGATGAGGAGGCCGCGCAGATTCGCCAGCAGATAGCGGAATTGCGTGCAGACCGTGACGCGCTGCGCCGAACTCTTGCGCGCATGTACATCGACCCAACCGCGTTTGCAGCTTCGAAGGGCTGGGATTGCTTCGTGGAGGAACGCAAGTGAGCGATGACCCGGCAAGTGTGCAAGCGTTTGAGTGGGAGACCACGATGGCGTTCGCCAATGAATTAGCGCAGCCGTGGGAAGGCATGGGAGCAATGGCGAACACCCAGCGCAGGCTCGCCGCTGAAATGATTGTGAAGCTTTACAACCGCTGCACGATGGAAGCGCAACACATCATGGAGATTCGACAACAGGTGAAGGATTTGCGTGCATTGCTTGCCGAGGCTCTATCCCAGCGCGATGAGGCGAAGTCCAAACTTGGCCGGATCATGGAGGGGCTGGAGGGCACTTGCATGACCTGTGAGCCTGTCGGGGTTCGCAATCAGCAGATGGAGCAACACATCAAGACTCTGCAAGCCGAGCGCGATGAGGCACGGCGAGAACTGTGTGGACATGATGACTTTATTGGCGGAGCAATGTTGGAAGCCAATCGTCGCGGATGGGACTGCTTCAAGGATTCAAAGTGACCACCACCGATGCAGCAGCCGCGGCGATTGAGTCCGCCTACCAACTGCTGGGCCTGATCTTCGAAGCGAATGACCTGATCGAGTTCCGCACCATCGGTGGGCCCGGTGGGCTGCGCGATTGGGTGCCGCAGGCGAAAGCGTCGAGAGTGATCGCGCAGCTTGCCGCGACGGTGGCGAAGGGCCAGCATGTGTATTTCGGGGCCAACCCGCGGAGCGGGCGCGGCGGCAAGGCCACCGATGTGGCTCTCGCGCGTTGCCTGTTCGCCGATTTCGATGGCGGTACCACCGTTGAACAAGCGCGCATGGCGTGGCGTGAGGCCAACATCCCCGAACCCACCGTGGTGGTGAAGACGGGCGGCGGCATCCACGCGTGGTGGCGGCTGGCCGAGCCGATGACCGACCTAGCCGAGTGGACGCGCTACCAAAAGGCATTGGCCCACCGGCTGGGTTCCGATTCAAGCGTGACCGATGCCCCGCGGGTGATGCGCGTGCCTGGCTTCCACAACTGGAAGTACCCCGAGCAACCGCTGTGCGTGGTGCATGAGAGCGAAGCGGATCATATATGGACGCTAGACGAGTTCCCTGCCCCGCAGGAGCCCGGCACGGCCATCGTGCCCCCAGCGGCCACACCCGCGGCGGGATCGCTCTCCGACCTTTCTAGGCGCTTCCTAGAGGAAGGTTTTGTGATGCGCCAGGGCAGGCGCACCACCGTCTTTACGGTGGCCTGTGACATGAAGGCGCGCGGGTGGAGCATCGCCGAGGCCGGGCCGCGGATCATGGCGCGGGCGGCCACGCTTGGGCTCACCGCCGATGAACTGATCGACCTGAACCAGCGGCAGATACCGAACGCGTTCGCAGCCGAGCGGAAGGCCGTGAGCGGGCCCGCAGAGGCTGTGCAGGCCGTGGAACCACCGCCAGCCGCCCCGGCGGCGCGCTTGCAGCCTGTGCCGATCTGCGCCCTTGTGGCGAGGTGCCCGGAGTTGCGGCGGCCGGTCATCGAAGGGCTGCTACGGACGGGCGAAACCCTGAACCTGATCAGTAGCCCCAAGATGGGCAAAAGTTTTCTTGTCAACCAACTTGCCATATGCGTTGTTAGGGGCGACCCGTGGATGGGGTTCAGCATCCCGCAGGCGGGCCGAGTCCTGATCGTGGATAACGAACTGCACCCCGAGACGAGCGCGGATCGCATCCCGAAGCTGTGCGCGGCGCAGGGCATCCCGTTTGAGTCGCTGGCGGATCGGCTGGACATCCTGAACTTGCGCGGTGACCTTGTGGATTTCGATGGGCTAGGCGCGCGCCTGTTCGACCATTGCGCGGCCGGGCAGTACACGGTGGTGATCCTTGACGCGTTCTACCGCTTCCTGCCAGCGCGCACGGATGAAAACGATAACGGGAGCATGGCGCGCATCTACAACCAAGTGGATAAGTGGGCGCGCACGCTGGATTGCGCGTTCGTGATGATCCACCACACCAGCAAGGGCGATCAGGCCGGTAAGGGTGTGACCGATGTGGGCGCGGGCGCTGGTTCGATGAGCCGGGCCGCTGATAGCCACCTAATCCTTCGCCACCACAAAGAGGAAGGTCATGTGGTGCTGGACGCGGCGGTGCGATCCTTCGCGCCCATTGAGCCGCGCGTGCTGCGCTGGGCCTATCCCCTGTTCCACATGGCCCCGCACCTTGACCCCAAGGATTTGGCCAAGCCAGGCAAGAAAGATGCAGACGATGACGGGTGGAGCGCGCAACGGTTCGTGGAGGAGTGTTTCAGGGTTGAGACGAAGCAACCCAACGGTGCCACGGTATGGCTTGATCGTGAGGCCATGAGCGGTGCCGAGCTGCGGGCCACGGCCGAGGCCATGAAGCTCACCAAGGGCCGCGCCGAGAGCCTGCGAACGCTGGCGCTGGGTAGCGGGTTGATTGAGAAGCAGGGCAGCACAAAGGGTGTGGTGTGGGTGCGCAGAACCCACCCCGCCGCCGTGAATAATTCAAACGGAGACGCGTAACAGCGTGTAACACGATGAGGGAAGGTCCGATACTAATTAGGTTTTTGGCCCAATTTCAAATGGCGAAATTAGGGCGGCAGGGCTGTTTTATTTCCTTTTTCTCTCCCCTAAAGGGAGA